AATTTAGTTTTCATTATTTGGTATATCTAAATTGTTCAAAAAACCATTTGTAATTTGTGAAAATCCAATCATTAACTTCTTTACCTAAAAGCTCTTTAGCTTTACTTCTAACGGGTTCAAGTTTTTTGCGTATAACATGGTCACCAAAAGCACCATATACTTCATCATCTTCTTTGGTTGTTTGTTCAATGTTATCAAAGTCATGTTGAAAATGAGGTATACCCAAATATTCATATATTTTAATCATTGTTGTATCGGGATATAAACAAAGGTCTTCAAACTTAATAAATAACATTTTACTATTAATACCAAGTCTAAATATCTCACTTAGTCTTTCAAGAGCAAGTCCAACGGGTGGTTGTTGACTCCATATATCTATACGTTTAGGGACAGTTGTTCCTTGACCTTTAGACCAATCCAAAATATCGCTTTGTTTTTCGGGGTATTTTCTAAAATTACCCTCCATAGATGCGAATATATCACGCAAATCTCTCACCATGCAAATGATTTTTGGTTCACCGCCTTGTACAAATTGTATAAAATCATAATGGATTCCCCATCCCCTAGATTTATCTATCACATATTTTTTATCGGTAATAGCATTATAGAAAGCATCCATTCCATTTTTAGCAAAAGATTGCCAAGCTTTTTTCATTAATTCCGAATCTTGAGCTTTAAATTCGGCGGAGTTTGTATAGTTTGCACGAGCACCAAATATTAGTTCAAGTACACCCGATGTAGGGGTAGCATATATATCGGGGTTTTGAGCAAGTATGTTTTGTAAAAGAGTTGACCCTGCTCTCGGTAAAGACGATTGATAAAATATTTTTTCCATTTTTGGTTATTTTTTTAAAGCTTCAATAATTTCATTTATGTTGAAAATTTCTTTTTCATCATTGTATGGGAACTCATTTAAATTTCCACCAATATTATATTTTGATAAATAAGAATCTCTTAAATCGGGGGCTTTCGTTTCCTTATTGCATATAATATTAGTATGCAAGTCATATCCGAAAACTTTTGGTGAATTACAAACCCATAATACTACGGAAGGTAAATTTAAACAAGCCGAAGCATGTTGACCAAAGCTATCCATTAATAATCTTTTTTTACTCATAGAAATTAAAACTACTAAACTTCTAAAATTATCTTGTACCCCAAAAGTATCTTCATATTGTATTTGGTCATCTTTTCTAATATGAACCATGTTGTATTCCTCTTTAAAATTAGAAATTACTTCATTTACAATATTAGAAGGAATATCTCTAGCCCAAGAATATTTCACATTAGCATCCCCTCCACCATTAGTTTGTAAAAGGAAAATAGGCTTGTCGGAATTAAATTTAGTTGAGAAAAAGTCTACCTCTCTTTTTGTTAAAAATAATTCTCCTTCTTTTTGAATAAATGGTAATTCATAAATTCTACACCACGTTTCAACTAAATGCTCTTCTAAATTTAAATGTTTAGTTTCTATATAAGGGTCATGACCAAAAACTAAAATCTCTTGATTATTTACATACTCATCGTAGAAGTATCTTTGTTGCCCAAAAGCAAAAGCTCTATCTACATTTGAGTTATTTAAAAATACCTCGGGATAGCCCGATACAACAATTAATTTAGAATCGGGGTACTTTTTTTTGATTGATTTACATACGGAAGTACTTGCTATTACTTTGCCAATACCCCCATTAATTTGAAAAATAATGTTCATTTTTTTTATTTTAAAGTTAACAAATTGTTTATTTTATTAAAAACATCTAAAGCACTTATTGTTTTGTGACACTCGAATTGTCTAGGTGTATCCTCATGCTCGGGACACCAATTCCAATCACCTTTGTTGAATTTGAAAATAGGGTTGTTCCAACATCCATGACAAACCAATTCGTTTATTATCCTAGTACAATTAATTTTAAACTCGTGGTCTTTATCCGTGAAGTTTGAAATCATTACGCTACGCTTACCCAAAGCCCAATTCAACCAAGATATACCACTAGAAAGCCCAATAAACAAGTCCGCATGGTGAAGTATATTCATTACATTATCAAATGACTTATCCTCGGGGGTTATTATGTTTTTTAATGTAGTAGCATCTTTTGAAACCTCAAATACTTTGTAGCCTTTACTAACCAAAATATCAATTAGTTCTTGCCAATAGTCCCAAAGCTTACATCTAGCCGTAGATATAGTTGAAATAACTATGTATTTATCGTTTATAGGTCTTTCTTTGACCTCAAATGACAAACTAGGTAATATCTCCACAAAAGGCACATTGAGGATATTTGAGGCGGTTTTTTGCAATGGGATGGTAGCGGGATGTTCGGGTTCTTTGTATTTATCATAAAACCAACCCAAGTCAAACATTGCCATTAAATTATGAACTACGGAGCCTCTAGCAACAAAAGTTAACTCGGGGTACATTTTTTCAAATAAATAGTTGTGAAAAGAGCTAACCATCACCTCACAATCATAGGTATCCTTAAACTCTTTACAATAGGGAATCCAAGCTAAAGTATCTCCAATAGACTTGCTTTCAAAGTTTATAAATACCCTTTTACCCTTAATTTCATCAATTACATTGATTTGTTTCAATGTTCTACCCTCATATCTTATATATATCACCACATCGGAAAAATATCTCCTTTCGGCTTTAGCCCAACCTTTGGGCTTCAACTTAGTTTCAAAAATTATTGTATTATCTTTTCTATCTACAAAAGAAACTTCGTATTCTTTATTCTTACCTTCATCATCCAATAATTCAAAAAATATACCTTGAACATGGTGTAATTTATAGGTTATCATAACTATTTATATATAATTTTATTTTCTTATCCCCCAAAAATATAAGTCATGTGATTCAATATCTACATAAAAATGATAAATTACAAAATATTCATCCAATTTTATTTTAGATTCTACATCTTCTTGCGTAAGATTCATATAATAATCCGACCAATTATCAATATTACTTGTGAAAGGTGAATCACCAAAAGTAGATTTTCTAGTACCATGTTCGGGTCTACCCGTAGTGGCACAAGTAAATAAAAACATTCCACCGCTTTTAACAAGGTTTTCACATACATTAATAATTGTTTCATCCCAATATTTATCATGTTCAAAACATTCCGTTGATATAACTATATCAAACTTATCATTTATTGGTTTAAATTGATGTCCTAGAGATACAATATTAACATTTCTTCCTCTTCCAATATCCACTCCAATATATTCATAATCTTCAAAAAGATAATGATTGCTTCCATTAATGTCTAACGAACCAATATCGCAAACACTAACATTTTTAAAATAATTAGGAAAAATTTCTTTTACTTTTTTGCAAAATTTTTGTTGATTTAAGTGTGCCATTTTTTTAATTTAATTTGATTTAATTATACCTCTTTCTTTAAAAATTGGTAATGATTTTTTATTTAATAAATATTTTTTCTTTGAAAATAAATAAGTTTTATCTAAATTATAAATTTCTACTTTAATTTCGGAATCATCCAATTTAAAGCTATTTATGTAATGATGATTTTTGCCTAATATTTTAGATGAAATTAATTCATCATTTTTATAAATATTTATATTTCTATATTCTTCTATAATTAATGAATTATTGATAAATAAAACGGGTTCTTCGGGTATAAATTCATTGTATAACATCTCACAATTAAATAATCCATATCTAAATACGTTAACTTCACTATTTGTAAAAATATTAGAACTATGGTCATTTATTATTAAAAAGTCATTCTCGTATTTATTAAATTTCTCGTAAAAAGATAATTCTAATGTATATGCCATCTTTGAATTTAGCCATTGTTCGGTATCAATAGGGGGGGTGAATGTATCTAAAAAAAAATTTAAATTACCTCCAAACATTAAAGTTTCATATACATAACTACCATTAAATTTATAAATCTCTGGTCTAAAAAATAACATTTTTTTATTATCATTATTCATATTATTCATCATCTCCACTAATTTATTAGCATCTAATTTAGATAGAATAACATCAAATTCCGTAAAAATAAATTCATCATATTCCATGGCTTTAGCTAAATTTGTTGCAGCTCTTATGTTTCTACAAATTGGTATTGTATGACCTTCATTAAATATATTAATTTGATAATTCTCATCTTTAAACCAATAAAATGGGGTGTATTTAGATGGTAAAAAAGTATTATTTTTATCGTAAATAGTGTATTCAACTTTTTTAGCTATTTCTTTATCTATTGGCAAATGTCCCACTATCATTATATCCCAATTAGTTTGTTTATATCCGTCAATACACCTATTGAGTATATCAATTTCTTTTTGTCCAGATAGGTAACAACTTATTATAACTATTCTTTTCATAAATTTTTGTTGTGTAAGTGTACATATTTTGTTCTAGTTTCATCCGAACAAACCGCATTTTGGAAATCTATTACGTTGGCATACATTTTTGCTAATTCTTTACAAACATTTATCCAATCGTATTTTAATCTTACTTCGGACATAAATGGGGTTAATATATCGTATTGATTAATAACATCATTTATACCTTTTGTTAGTTCATTAGTCGCTAATTGTTTCATTACAAACATTCCTACAATTTCTTTACTTCCTTTGTATGTACCTACAATCGGTAAACAACAACTACAAGCTTCCAACAAAGTGAGGTTAGGATGACCCGCCTCTAAAAAAGAAGGGTGTAAAAATATAGTATGGTCTTGAAATATCTCTAAAAGCTCATCTTCCGTTGGGTTTGAATCAATGATAGTAAGCTTCTCATACTCTAACAAGTCTTTATGTATAGCAAAAAACTCTCTATTAGCTTCGGCTCCTACAATAGTAATTTCTAAGTCAAGCTCTTTTGCCGATTCAATTCCGTAGCGAAAACCCTTTCTATCCGTGCCTTGATTCCCCGCTAACCCATTATTTGCTACCATTAGTAATTTATGCTTGGGATTAGGGTCGCTTTCTCTAGGTGTAAAGAAATTGGTGTTTACCCCGTGTGAAACATAGAATAGTTTATCGGTTTCATTAAAGTACTCAATCAAATGCTCCGCATGTGTTATGGAAAACACTGAACCCTTCATTGCTTCTAAATTTTGCTTAAATATGAAGCTATCCTTCCCATTGTATTCGGTGTGGTGGTCATGTAGAGAGAAAATGTAAGGGATACCTCTATTTTTAGCCTCTATACAAAGGTTAGCCATGTGAATATGAATAATGTCATACTTGTTGGGGTCGGCTTCGTTTAGATACTTAATATCCACTTCATGACCTAATTTCTCAAAAGAGGATTTATATTCTCTAATAATTTTTTCAACGGCTCCCCATCCCATTTTACCAATAGGTTTTATCTCCAAAATCCCTGGTTGTACTTGACAAATTCTCATAAAAATTTCTTTTCTTGTTTATCTATTAATGAATAACCCATAGCTTGAGTAGTAAGTCTATTGTGAACAATAGCCATTCTATATTCACTATATCTAAATATGCTATTAAAGTACATATCCGCAGCATCCCATTTGTGGGTTCTCAAAGTTTCCTTTAACCATTTTTTTGTCTTTTTAGGGAACATAATTGATTGAAGTCCAATGATATGATTGGTAACATATAATATATCTTGTTCGGGGATTGCTTCAATTACGGGGGATTGTAACCACCCATGTTCTAAAGTCTTATAATCTCCGTATGACATGTAACCGATATTATGCTTCTCAATAATAGGACATGAATTTTCAACTATTTTTATAAATTCATCAATAGGCTTTTCAATGATACAATCTCCTTCGCAAATCATTAAAAAATCCACATCATCGTCAAACTCACTTAAAATTGCGTTTTTGAAAGCTTCGTAACAACCATAGTGGCTCGGAGTTAATGCCGTGCCTAGCTCTTGTACTTTGGAATCATCGAATAAATCAATTGATACACATTGTGGTCGGATAGAGTTGTAACTCGGGGGAAGAGAAGCGTATGGCTCGTTGAGGTGTAATACATATTCCCATCCGTAGTTTTTGACTTTTTCAAGTGATTCCCTACTTTTTTGCTCCCTTTCGTCATTTCTTGTAGTTTGAATGTGAACTAATTTAATTTTTGGCTTTATATTTTTAACCTTATAGAATCCCGTGTTTTTATATGTACCGATATTTTTCTCATCCATTGTATAATTATCGGTTTTATAAATATTATCTCCATCATAAAATTCAAGTTTTATATTTATTGGTTTTCCCAAATATTCAAACTCATGTTTATATTCTCTATCTTTTGCTATGTCTATGACAAACATTAAGTTATCAATCCTAGCATGTATTTTTCTATTATCTATGTTGTATGTAAAGAAATAGAACATATATTTATTAGGCTTACCCTCAATTGGTAAAATTGAATAGTATTCGGAATTAGAAGCTACACCCAAACCGCTATTAGTTAAAAATGTTTGTTCTTTATTAGTAATTATTATTAGCTCATCTTGATTTAAAAGATTGACCTTTTTGATTAAATAATCTTCCAAAAAGTTTTGTGAACCTATTTTAACGCAACTTCTATTAAACTCGTCTACATTTCTAATGTCTTTAAAGTTTTCTAAAAAGTAATCAATATCGAAAGTCATTCCATTGGTTTGTATTCCTTTTTGGAAAGGAGTATCAAGTGTGGCTAAATAACCTTTTTTACCTCCTTTAATTGAATCAAAAGATTTTTCTATGGCTTGAAAGTCTTTCTCGTTGGTTATAACATCATAGGTATTGTAAAAGAAAGATTTAAAACCAAGTCCCTTTGCTAGTTTTGTTGCGTTGAAAATATTTGTGACAACAGTTAAAGCTTGATTGCTATTCTTCAATCCGTTAATGTTAATCTCTACATCATAATCATTTCTATAATTATAAAATTTAGTGTAATAAGAATGATGGGTTAATGGGTTTTCGGAGTCAAAAATGTAGTAATCAACCATCCTTTGAATCTCATCATCTACGGGGTAATGTGATACCAACATTATTTTTCTACCTAATGGCTTTAAGCTATTGATTGTATCTTTTGTTAATTGTACTCTACTTTTTAAATTAGGGAAAGTACCCAAAATAATAATTTCTTCATTATTCACATAAGTTTTAGGTTGTATTATTTCAATAACTTTTTTAGTGTCTTCATCTAAATCGCCTACTAAATAATTAAAACTAGGCTCATTATTATATCTATTTAAATATACGTCTAAGTTATAAAGCAATTTAGGTAAGTCATTATATTGCATTGATTCCTTAATTACGATAGGGTTCAACTCTTTATTGTTCCTATCTCCTTTAGACGGGAAAAGAAAAAGGTCGGAAGCTCTTAAAAATTCATCGGTATCGGCTCTTTCTCCCCAAACAATACAATTTTCGGGTTTATTTGACATCAATGGCTCCCAATAACTTTTAAAATTTTCGGCTTGATTGCCTAAAAAATGAAATTTTACTTTATACTCCTTTAATCTTTCACCTAGTTCAAAAGCGTATTTTTGATTTTTTCTAGGGGTGAAAAGCCCAATAATTACGATATGCTTATAATCATGCTCTAGTCCTAATTTTTCTCTAGAAGCTTTTTTATCCCTTTGTAATTTATCAATAGGGTATTCAATCACACTTGTTGGTACTTTAAAATCTTTGTACTTTAATGCGGTATATGGGCTTACAAATACAAATTCATCGGGTATCCATAACTTCTTTTTTACATCAAAGCTACTATCGTGAGTAGTTTCAATGATATAATGTTCACCTCCAAACAATTTACGAGAATAAATTTGACTAGCTATTTCTTCATCCATAAACATTTCGGGGAACTCTTCCATAGCTATTACATCGGGTTTGAACTCTTGTATAATTTGCAATAGTTCATGTTTATTGTCCCAAAGAGTAATAAAGTTATCTTTACCAATAGATTCAATAATTCTATTTTTTTGTACTACATAATTCCATGAAAGACAAGAGTATTCAATAACTTTTATTTCAAAATCATTTTTTAAAAGTTCTACTTTATTTGCCGTTACTTGAGGGGCTCCACCCGTTGAAGTATGTGGGGTAATAACTAATAGTTTTTTCATATTAAATTTTAAAATATTAAAATTTGTTGTAGTATTTGTTCAACACTAGGATGACATTCAAATGTTTCCTTTTTTTCTAAACAACCAATTAACGGAGGTACTCCTTGTAAGTTACCCCATTGCTTTATTCCGTATTTCATATTTGAGGCACATTCTAAACCACAACCACCACGCACATACTCGTACATCCAATTTTGTGAACCATTCCTATATGGTATTCTAAACTCGGGTTTGATTGAAGAGCCTAAGTGTATAATAGGTACATTAGTAGTTCCCGCTAAATGCAATAGACCCGAATCCATCGTTACAAAAGCCATAGCTTTATTCATTAAGTGCCAACAATCCGAAATAGAAGTCTTATTCATTAAATTCAATCCCTTCTCAATAGCAAAATTAAATACGGGTTTTTGAACGTTAAAGAATCCCGTTTCACTAGAGTCTTTACCAACGGAAATTACCGATATACCCATATCGTTTAATTGTTGTGCTAAACTCATCCAATTAATAGCCGACCATGTACGACTTTCCCAAGTTTTAACGGGATGTATTAAGATAAATTTTTCGGGTAAATTATTGATAGACAAATCTTCGGTAGGTTTATAAGAACATTCCATTTCATCACTACCAAGCATGAAACCAAGATTAATAGCATGAAATTGTCTAATATCAATAACATTATGTTTATATTCAATACCTCTCTCGTTTTTTTTGCCAATATTGTAAAATGAATTGTGCATTAAATAGTTATTATTAAAATAACCAATATCTACCGAGCTTACTTTATAACTTTTTTCAACATAAGGGTTATTCTTAAATAATTCGGGCATTTTTGAAAGTATAGTTATTTTTTGCTCATAAGCTTCATACAACTTTTTAATTGTTGGAGTGGAGCATATTAAATCACCTAATCCATTACATTCCCCTAAATTAAGACAAACTTGTTCCCTTTTCATTAAAAATTTTTATAAAAGTAATGTATTTTCAATATATTTTATATATTTACAATCAAATATTTTTTATGGAAATTAAAATAAGCATGGGAGAATTATTTGATAAAATCACCATTTTAGACATTAAAAGAAAGTTGTTAAAAGACGAGAAAAAACTTGCTAATGTTCAAAAGGAATATGAATACTTAATTTCTAAACTAAATTGGTCTATTGTGAGTTCGGTTAAATATGATGTATTTTATAATGAATTATATAATATAAATAGGGAATTATGGGATATTGAGGATGGGAAAAGACAATGTGAGAAAGACCAAAACTTTGGGGAGCACTTTATCCACCTTGCTAGACAAGTTTATATAAAAAATGACCTTAGAGCTTCCATTAAGAAAAATATTAATATATTCTACCAATCCGAGTTTGTAGAAGAAAAATCATACGATAATATATAATAAATATATAATACGTTTATATAATTAAACATTTTTTTGTTTAATAAGACTCTTTTTGCTATATAATACAAAAAAATAGTATTTTTATACTAAATTTTAATTAATGGCAGAGGTAATTTTTACTCCCGATAAAAGTTTTATGGATAGACTTAGCGATGTTGAGGGTACATTGGTAAAAATGGACTCAAAACTAGAAAAGATTTTCGACGTAGTTGTCGGTAATGAAACTTTTGACCAAGTAGGTCTTATTGGTAGATTAAAAAAACTTGAGAAAGAAAGCGAAAACAATAAAGCATTGAAAAATAAGCTAATGGGTGCTTTTTTGATGGGTGGAGCTATTTGGACTATAATTTGGGAATTATTTAAAAACATAGTAAAAAATTAATAATGCCTCCACAACCTAATTTTACACCCTCCCAAGCAAAAGCAATCACAAGTGCAAATACTGCAAGTGCAATTTCCGATATTGTTGGTATAGGTACCTCAATTGCTACTACCATAGCTAGTGTTGAAGATGCTAGAAAAAGGGAAATGTTTCAACAAAATTTAGCCGTTTTATCTAATGAGCAACAAATAACTTTAGCTAAAGCTATAAATAATGCTAATTCCGAAACCGAAAGACTTTCAATTATTAGCCAAGCTTTAACTAATATTTCATCACAAAGAATAGCAAATCTTCAAAATGTTGTAACCGAACAAGAGAGAAAGAAAAGGACGGAAACAATACTTTATGCTAGTGGAATAATTGTCGTGTTAGGAGTTTTGATATATGTAATTTCAAAAAAATAATAAAAATGTCAAATCAAGTCATAGATAGGGAAAACGACAAAAGAATAGATGAGCTAGAATTAGCAATTATTGAAAATTTTCCTTTGATTGATTGTCCTTTGGTACATAGATTTACCGAAGGGATGTATATTAGAGAAATTTTTATGCCAAAAGATTCTTTAATTACTAGCAAAATACACAAAACAAATCACCCTTACACAATTTCAAAAGGTAAGGTAGCGGTTTCGGTAGACGGCGGAGAGTGGGAGGAGTTTGAAGCTCCTTATACTAGTATAACACATAGTGGTACAAGAAGAGTGCTTTATATCATTGAAGATTGTATATGGACTACTTATCATCCTTTACCTAATATGAAGTTTGAATTTAATAGTTTAGAAATTGAAGAGATTGAAAAAATAGTAGATGAAATTGAAAATGAAATAATAGAGCCCCATGACAATTATTTGACGGGTTCTAATATTAATTTAGAATATAAAAACAAAATTGATAACAAAAAAATTGGATAGTTATGGCATGGTTAATGACGGCTGCTGCGGTAGTTACGGCGGGTACGGGTGTTGCAACCGCAATTGCGGGAACTGCCGATGCTCGTAAACGTAATTTTTATATGGCTAATCTAGAAGCTCTAGACTATGACCAAAAAAAGAAATTAAATGATGACCTAATTAAAGCCTCATCTGCCGATGCTCGTCAAAAAATCCTTGCCGATACCCTAGGTGGTATTAGTAACACTAGGGTTCAAACATTAGGTGCGGTAGCTTTAGAAAAAGAAAAAACAAATAAAATAGTAACCATTATAGGTGTAGGTGCGGGAGTCCTTTTATTGGGTTCTTTCGTTTACATTTTAGGTAGAAAAAAACAATAATATGCCAATAGAATTAAATCAAATATTGACACCAGAAAAAAAATCTTTATTAGTTGACGAAATTAATTTAGAATTAAATAGTATCAATAAAGCCATAAAAGTGGGTGGGGAAAAAGCGGGTAATTATTCGGCTTTGCAATCAAGTAAGACTTTGTTGCAATCTATTTTAAATGATTTATTTAGTAAAAAAGGAGTAATTACTCCCGATGAAACAAATAAAGCATTAGATACTATAAATAAATCAAAAAAAGCAAGGTTACAATCCGACTTTTATGGTAGCATAACTAAATCTACTATTTACTTGGTTGCTTTTGTAGGAGTTGCAATCGGAATATATTTTTATACTAAAAAATCATCTTAATGGATAACAACTTAAAAAAAATCATTTTAATCTTTGGTGGTGGCTTGTTTTTAGCATGGGCTTTCAAAAAGATTATGCCAATTGACGTAAAATCTAAAAAAACGTCTTCTAGCAATTCTAGTGCTTCGGCGAATGGAGAAGCTTCCGATGACAAAAAGAAGGAAGCTATGCGTATTTTATTGGCTTATAAAGAAGCCAAGAAAGCAGGGGAATCAAAAGAATTTCTTTCCGAAATGAATCAAGAGTTTGTAAAAGAGTATGGTATGAAAATACTTACGGATAAAGGAAGTGGTAAACTATTTGTATCCGATAAAAGTGGTAACAAAATAGTTTAAACTAATGGCACTTATAACTCCTACTATATCAACCGCATTAGTGCCTTTTATAAGTGTTACATGTCCCGTGGATTTTAATACGGGTTCTTCCGTTACTTATAGTGAAATTCTTAGTAGTTTAGGTTCATTTAATTATCAAGCTAATTTCTTTTATACCTATTCTCAAAGTTGTATTCAAGTAGGACAAGTTTATAATTATAATGCTACCGATACCGCGGGTAATCAAATAGTAACTAATTTACCATTTATTATTGAGCCATATCAATTTCAATGTGCTTCTTATTTTTATCCCGACCAAGAGCAAGTTATTTTTGATGGTACTAGCCAATTAAGTTTTAACATGTTACCCGCAACTACTTTAGTATTTAAAATGTATGCGAATACTGCTTACGTTAGTGCACCATTAGACCAAATGGGAGAAAGAGGGCAAAATGCTTTTAGAAATCTTGAAAATCAAGGTTTTATACAAGTAGGATTTTTTGATGATTATTGTAGTTACCTTTTAGATACAAATGAAAATGCCATATAAAGAAGAGCTCATACAATTTGATATAGTTAATAATACAACGGATTGTGTTATTAATGTCCCTTTATTTTCACAATCGGCTCCTTCTATTAATGCCACAACTAAGTATCAATGGCAAATAATTACCGCGGATTTATCATGCGGATGTTGGTCTATAATTGTTAATTCACAAACTTATTATATAAATTTTGATGGAACTCTAGTTGGCTTACAAAACGCATTTAATAATTTAGGTTTTGGTTTTGCTTGTACAACTACAATCGGAGCCGATACTTTTTTATATACGTTAGATAATACTAATATTTATGGGGCGATAGAAACTTGTTATTGTATCACAACAAGTACTACGACTACAACGACAACGATACCTCCTACGACAACAACTACGACTACAACGACAACGATACCTCCTACGACAACAACTACGACTACAACGACAACGATACCTCCTACGACAACAACAACGACGACAACGACGACAACAATAGCCCCTACAACGACCACCACAACGACGACAACGACCACATTGCCAATAACGACAACAACGACTACTACAACGACGACGTTGCCAATAATTCCAACAACAAGTACAACTACGACGACAACGACAATTCTATTAGCTAATGTTAATATTTCAAATACATTTTTTGCGGGAACAATTGATGATGTACAAGTAAATGGAGTAAGTATAACTGGTGCTAGTTTCCCTTTACCAATTGGGAATGGTACAACGGGAACTACTAATCAAATTGGTACATATAGTATTGAAGTATT